AGAACAGGTGAGAAGGAGCTAGAGAAGACTGTAAGAGATTCAGAAGCAAAGAAACAAGGTAAAAAACCAGAGGATGTAAAACTTAAGAACCTTAAAAGGTCTTGGTAATAGTATAACTGAGGCTCGTAAAGTGTTCTCTTAGTGTAATCACTGATCAATTATGACCTGGTTCTACGAGCACCTGCTCAATCACACCCACTGGGTTCTGATCCGCTTGATTGAGGACGCACCGAAGGACGCCATCCATCGCCGCCTCACTTGGGTCTTTGATAATGGGGTTCGCGACTCGCTCAACTGCTACATGGAGTCCAAGGGAGAGACTGAGATTGACTTCTCTGCTTGCCCCGGTGACTGACATAGGGGGGGATTTCTCCCCTTTCTAAAGACTCTCTAAGCGCCTCTAAGGCGCTTCTATTTGACATTATGCTATCATCTATGGTAGATTACTGAAATGATGAAACTAAGAGCACACCAGCAACGCTGCCTTGATGCCATGCGCAAGCATAGCAAAGGTCAAATCATCGTGCCTACTGGCGGTGGTAAGACTTTGTGTATGATTAGAGACGCAGATAGACAGTTTAATAGTTGCAAATGGAGTGTATTTGTTAAGAATCCTGATAGAAAAACGATTGTAATTGTGTCGCCACGCATTCTACTAGCACAACAACATAGTGAGGATTTCTTAAACTTACTTGACACAAATCCTATGCTACAGGTTAAACCTTTGCATGTGCATAGTGGTGATACTAGTTGTGAATCAACCACACATCCTAATGAGATTGTGAAGTGGACTGAGAAGAATTATAGGTTTAATAAGCTAATTTTTACTACCTATCATTCGTTGCATAGGATACAAGAAAGTGGTATAAATGTAGATACAATCTATTTCGATGAGGCACATAATGCAGTTCAGCGACATCATTTCCCTGCTACTGAATTTTTTGCTAATGTGGATGCAATACGCTGTTATTTCTTTACTGCTACTCCTAAGCACTCTACTACTATTTCAGATCCTGGAATGAATGATGAGGAAGTATTTGGTAAAGTATTAGAATCGGTTACTGCTCCTGAATTGATTGTTCAAAAGCACATATTACCAGCTAGAGTATTAGTTAAGCAGTTAGATATGATTAAAGCAGGTAGAGCACCAATTGAAACAGATGCAGAGAATTTGTTAACAACTCTTGATGATATTAAGGTTGATAAGGTATTGATTTGTGTTAGAAGAGTGTCTCAGATCATTAGAATGACTGAGGAGACTACCTTCTGCAATCAGTTACAAATGCGCGGATATAATTGGATGTATATTACTGCCAAGCACGGTGGAGTTGTTAACGGTGAGAATGTGAATCGTGAGAAATTCTTTGAGACATTAGAGAGATGGGGTAAGGATGATAGCATGAAGTTTGTAGTATTACATCACAGTATTTTGAGTGAAGGTATTGATGTGCCCGGACTTGAAGCGACTATTATGATGAGGAATATGAATTACATTGCCATGAGTCAAACAATTGGACGTGTAATCAGGAAAGGTAACAAAGAGAAGACTCATGGACTGTGTGTAGTGCCTGTTAGTGACCGTGTTGGTATTTCCACTGCAAAGAAACTCAATGCTGTGGTTGATACTATCTTTGTTAAAGGACAACCTGCTGTGGGAATCAATGGTCGCTAAGTATATGGGTGGGCAGCAGTCACAGTAACCAAATAATCAATATTTGTAACAGGGCTTGACATCCCTCCAGATTACATGGTAAAGTTGTTATTAAGTTGTTCAGGCATTTGCTACGAACAACACACTTACACATCGTATTTTATTCTAATGTTTTACAAATTCAATTTTCCATGTGATGTTCCCCAGCTTTCTTGGTGGAGCAGTTTTCAATTTCCAAAGTTTAATAGTGTAGATGTAATTGGTATTGAACTTAGAGCAGTTGATTCGATTATCACCAAAAATGCAAGGGGGCAGACTGTTAATACTGCTCGTTCTGTTGGAACTGATAAAGAGAACGCTGCTAATCTTAGAAATAGTTTTTTAGTCCAGGGTATTAATCCTGCATATCTTCCTCCTGTAATTCTTGACACGAGTGAACTTATTGATGGATATACTCGCCAGTCTGTTTTATGTGAGTTGAAGCAAGAGGAGTATGCTTATCTTGTAGTAAGATTGAAGGAGGGTAAGGGTATTGAAGATGCTAAAGATGAGTTGGGGTTAGGTCTTAACCTTCATGATTCTTCTAAGTCAGCAACATCCAATGATTATAAGAAGCGTTTAATGTTGTACATTCGGCGTGAAAGAGATGCAGGTAAAACTGTTGGTAAAGAGGAATGTATGCAGTGGTTTTACTCCATTCCCCATACATTTTTACCTCATCAAGTTGAATCTATTGTAGATAAAGCTTTGACAGAGATTAACTGTATGGGAACAATGGAGGCATTTGATAAGAAATCAGCAGTAGTAAAAGGTGCTGATTTGCTTGATGTTGGTGTTAGTGATGTTGTTGCTTTAAATGTTCATCGCCAAAGTCAAAGAAAGACTTATATGCAACGGACAATCTTTGAAATTCTTGATGAATTTGAAAGGACAGGAACTATTCCTCATGTTGTAGGGTTTCTTGATAAAGTTGAATCTGAGGATGCAACACATGTAAGGCAGCAAGGAGTTAAGCAAGCGAGGCGAATTAATAAAATCTTTAATAGTCTTATGGTGCTTTATAAGCAAGCAGAGAAGAATGGGGAAGAGTTTGAACTTGTTAAGCTAGAAGGATATCTTCCACAGATTATTAACGCTGAGGAAGGATTGATCCAGGTCTAATACTAACTGAGGCTCGCAAAGTGTAACCTTAGTGTAGTTTGCCTTTGACCCTATGCCTGCTCGCCGTCGCTCTGCTAAGACCGTCGATGCATCAGTCAGAAAGTCACCTTCTCCTAAGGTTACAGTCACTAAATACACAAAACCACTTGATGAAATTGAAATGACTGAAACTCCCGTTGAATCACCGCAAGGTAAGGATCGCAAATTTGCTCCAACTCGCCCCGAAAAACCTAATCTAACTTATGTTGATTACATCGAGGATTTTAAAGTTAGGGTGCAAATCAACAACTACGAAGTGATTGAATTTATTGATGATTGCAAGAGAGCATACACATTTGTTCATCCCTACATCATCAAAGCATCAGACTACACAGTCAAAACATTCAACCAACTTCGTGATCAATTGCAATCTGATCCTGTGGGCGTCACATCAACAACACAGACGGAAGAATAACTGACACAGGGGGACACCAAACCCCCTTTTTTTATGCTATAATCTTATTATGAAAAACACCCATTTAGAACATCCTGAGGACACCATTCTAACTGGTGATCTGTCTGCATTGGATTGGTTCACTGCACAAGGTGAACTATCAGCAAAGATTGATGGTGCTCCAGCTATAGTCTGGGGACTCAATCCTGCTACTGGAAACTTCTTCGTAGGTACTAAAAGTGTCTTCAACAAAAAGAAAATCAAAATTAATGAAACGCATGATGATATTGATGCTAACCATGGGGGGATTGTTGGTAGCATATTACATAAGTGCTTTGATCATCTTCCTCGTATCCACGGGATTATTCAAGGTGATTTTGTTGGGTTTGGTGGTGACAATATGTTTTGCCCCAATACGATTTCTTATGTCTTTCCTGAAATAGTAACAGAAGAGATCATCATTGCACCACACACCGCCTACATTGCTAATGAGGATTTACGCGATGCATTTGCATATCCAATTGGCAGACACCTAGAGAGCACTGATGAGGTGCTGTTTGTGCAACCTCCGGTCACACTGAGCAAGCATCTGGATGACATTGCTGACTACTGCAGGTTTGCCAAGCAAATGGCAATGCTGGTCGAGTTCACTGATGACCGCACAGCAACAAAAATCAAAAAACACATAAACACCTGTATAAAGGATGCAAAGGTCATCGATGAAAATGAAATTGCACAAAAATTCAATGTTGACATCAACCTCATCAGATTATGGAAACTGGTTGAATCAATTAAGCTAGATATGTTTGCTTTCATTGCATGTGATGACTCAATCACTTGTTTAATACAAGGTGAAGTAACAGAACATGAAGGTTATGTTATGACCAATGATTATGGCATGTATAAGATAGTCAACCGCGATATGTTCAGTTTCTATAACTTTACTTTGGCAAAGAATTGGTCTTGATGATTAATAACTGAGGCCCGTAAAGTGTTCCCTTAGTGTAGGGAGCACGGACCCGCCGACACCTCCGCTCCCCTCACAAGTTTTTTCCTTTTTTAATTATGCCTGTTATGTCCAATCTTTCCCAACTCACTTATGAGTTACTCTTTGAGTTTGTTGAGGAAATGTCTCCTGATTACGAAATGTGTGTTGACTTCCTTGAGTCACAAGACATTGGAATCACCGATGAGGTTGATTCAGTAATCAGTGAACTGCTTGAGTCCTGATTAGGACTCTCTTTTTTTACCCACTCACATTTACCTAACCATGACTAAAACTTTCACCGTTGAAGAACTACAAGCAATCACTGATTTAATTCTATTCCATGAAGATTGGAATGAATTACAAGAAATGCTTGAAGTTAATGTCACTGCATTATACGATAAAGTTTGCAATCTTCAATCAGAGGTAACACAATGAGATTACATGTTCGCTGTCCTTCTGCCCCTTGGGAGAATACAACCACAGACAAGGATAGAGCAATTGATCTTGCCTATGACCTTGCAGAAGATTATCAATGTGATGTAGATCTTCTTTATGATACAGTAATGAAATCATCGGGATTAACTTCTAGAATTGTTTACACAACCGTTTCACCATCATGAACAAAGAAGACAGAGAGTTTGTTGACTTCTTGTTTGGCAAACTCACAAAACATGTTGATACTGACATGATCGATCTACAAGATGATGATTCATGTTGTGATCACATTGAATTTGAAAAACTTATTACTATTTCACCATCATGACACTACAAACAGTTTCAACCATTGAAATCTTTCCCGATGAAAGATTAACTCTTGAAGAGAGAGTTGAGAAGTGGTGTGTACAGCTATGTCGCGCATTACAAGCATCTTATGATAAACAATATGATGCAGGTAGTTATGATTTCACTATAAGATTAGGGCGAAAGTATTGGAAGATACATGATGGTAATGGTGTACATGCATTTGTTGATCGTAAGACTGGCGAGGTATATAAACCTGCTAGTTATAAAGCACCTGCCAAAGGTGTTAGGTATGATTTACGCATCATTAAGGAGCGTGAGGCATGCTTAAATAAGGCAGATTGGGCAGGTGGTTATCTTTACATAAGAGGATAATTATGGCATGGCTATTTTTCATTATTTGCTGCACTTTTCTTGGTCTAATGTTCACTCTCGCATTTCCACATTTAGGAGGTTAATTCAATGATCTGGGACGTACAACTTTATGTCGGTGGTAAAGTATTCATCGAATCAGTCCATGCAGTTAATAGGGATGATGCTCTAGATACTGCAAAAGCAAGAAATCCAAAAGCTAAAGTTGTTGGTGTAAATCCTACTACAAGAGACAAATGACTTCATCTTTAATTGAATCTAAAACATGTCAATCAGGGGATTGGTGTAAAGATTATGATCTTGCTGCTATTGTTCTCCTTAGAGCATACATGCGGAGAGGATATGAATTTATTCGCTTACATGAAGATTTGTATAACATCTTAGCATGTGAAACTAATGCAGAGAAAACAAGTGTTAGAATGGCAGTAAGAAAACTAAAGGATGAAGGTTTTCTTTCAAAAACAGAATATAACGGACTTTATAGAATTAACCAAAATCAATTTTACATCAAATCATTATGAAACAACTATTCACTCAGACCACAGAAGAAGAACTCAAAGAGCGGCGTCAACTATGCCAAGATCTTGAAGTCTTATGCATACAAGATTCAACCATCTTAGAAGAAGTAATTGATGAGTATGTTTATCTCTTAAGTGATCATCGTCGCGAGGAACTTCAAGAGTTTGTTACAAAAGAACTGGAGGCAGATTTTGGATGACACTTGACACCACAGGCAGGATAATAGGGTCATTCCTTGTTATCACTGCCTATTTTATTGTATTACATGTGAGTACATTTTATGG